AATTGCACTTACACCACTCTGATAAACACGTTGTTTATTGTTCAAAAAGTTGTGCAAATTCGACCGAAGAAAGTATATCATCGTTTATTAAACGTAGTAAAACCGGTAAAATAAACAAGCAAAAAATTACATTTGAAAAACAAATAAATATATTTAATGATTTGAAAGATTCTCTTGGTAGAGAGCCGAAGAAAGAGGAGTGGGAAGTTGCGTGTAAAACCGGTGGTATCGCTAAAAGAATTAGAACAGAAATTTCAAATGATTATGATAATGAATATGTATTTCGTACTTTTGACCAATTAAAAGAAACGGCATCCACATATAATCATAAAGTTCTTCGTGTTGAAAAATTAGATGGATTGCATGATGTTTATAACATAACGGTTGACAATAATCATACAGTAGGTGTAGTTACCGATGATTCAAATAATCAGATGAGTGGAGTGTTTATCACCCAATGTTGTGAGATTGCCTTACGTCCATTCCAATTTTGCAATCTCTGTGAAGTAAATGTATCAGATGTAGTTGACCAGGCAGATTTAGAAGCACGTGTTAAGGCCGCAACATTCATCGGAACGTTACAGGCAACATACACAGACTTCCATTATCTTCGTCCAATCTGGCAAAGAACAACGGAGAAGGATGCTCTTCTTGGCGTTGGTATGACCGGAATTGGTTCGGGTGCAGTACAAAAGTTAGATGTAAAATCAGCTGCAAAAATTGCAAAAGAAGAAAATGAAAGATTGTCCGAAATACTTGGAATCAATAAAGCGGCACGTGTAACAACAATTAAACCCGCGGGTACATCATCTCTCACACTTGGTTGTTCATCGGGTATTCATGCTTGGCATAACGATTATTATCTTCGTCGTATTCGTGTTGGTAAAAACGAAGCAATTTACGATTACTTGGCACAGAAACACCCACAATTAGTAGAAAACGAATATTTCCGTCCACATGATACTGCCGTGATTGGTATTCCACAAAAGGCACCGGAAGGTTCTATTCTTCGTACTGAATCACCACTCCAACTTCTCGAACGTGTAAAGTGGTTTAATAGTCAATGGATTCGTCCTGGTCACCGAAACGGAATGAACACCCACAATATTTCGGCAACGGTAAGTATAAGAGAAAATGAATGGCCGGCGGTCGGAGAATGGTTATGGTCAAATCGTGATTCATACAACGGTATATCTGTGTTGCCTTTCGACGATCATAGTTATACCCAGGCACCTTTCGAGGACATTACCGAAGAAAAATATCATCAGTTAATGGAAACTCTCAAAGATGTTAATTTATCGGAAATTGTAGAAATGGAAGATGAAACAAATCTCACTGGTGAAATTGCGTGTGGTGCATCGGGTTGTGAAATAAAATAAAAGGTAAAAAGTTATGATTATTTATATGACCACAAATCTTGTAAATGGTAAAAAATATATCGGTAGAGATAGTAAGAATAATCCAAAATATATCGGTTCTGGTCGGTTACTCAAAAAGGCAATAAAAAAATATGGTAAGAGTTCTTTTAAGAAGGAAATACTTGAAGTATGTTCTTCCTACGAAGAGTTGATAAAACGTGAAGAGTATTGGTTAAACTACTATGATGTTGGTAATAATCCAATATTTTACAATGCTAATAATTGTTCAAATGGTGGTCCACTATTTTTTGGAAGAAAACATATTGAAGTTACTAGAAAAAAAATGAGTGAATCCAGACGTGGTGAAGGCAATGTCATGTGGGGAAAACAACATTCACAGGAAACTCGTATAAAAATATCAGAAAATTTGATTGGAAAAATGTCTGGTGAAAAAAATCCGATGTATGGCAAACGTGGTAAAGATAGTCCTGCCTTTGGTCGGAAACACACGCAAGACACTAAAAGAAAAATAGGTGAAAAACTTAAAGGCAGAATCTTCACAGAAGAAACAAAATCAAGAATTAGTAAAACTCGGATAGAAAGAAGTATTTCTAAAGGGGAGAATAATCCAAACTTTAAAGGGTATTCCGTATGTATTGTTGGCGACTATATTGGACAAAGAAAAACCGCAACGGAATGGGGAAAAATATTGAACATGGACTCTAGTGGATTCAGACTACATCTTTATGGTAAACGATACAAAAAAGGAATTAAAGGAAACTTCTTTAAATGGGAACATGAAATCAAGTAACGACTACTACATAAACGAAGAAGGGAAGGTGATATTTCTACGGGAGTATCACCTTCGTCGTGGTAAATGCTGTGGTAACAAATGTAAGAATTGTCCTTTTATTCCAAAGTGGACAAAGGGAGTTACAAATACCGAACCTTCTAAATAATAAAAATATATTTTTTTCATATTTATAGGTATGATTAAACTAAAAAACATATTAAAAGAGTTCGATGAATCACCGAACACCGTATTTCAAAAGGTAGCATTCGGTGATCCCAAATATCCATACTCCGACGAACTCTCTATGTTACAACATAAAAGAGCCGGAGAACCGAATACACAGAAAGAAGATTACTTTTTAAGACTATTACAACGTTGGGTTATGTCATCTACCGATGATGTTGCAGAGAAATTATATGATAACTATAAACTCTTTAAGAAGTCTTCTAGATTATATCCCGGCATTTTTTCACCTAAAACCGAGGTTGGTACATTACTTTATCGTGGGTTGGAATATCTAAATGACCAATTATGGGAAACTATAAAAGACACCGAAATTCACGAATGGAAAGATGTAGAATATGATAATGGAATATATTGGATTTACACGAAACCTGTTGAATATATTCCCGAAAGACCTGTGCAAAGTTGGACGGATGTTCCAGAGATTTCAGAAAATTTTAGTGGTGATGCCGTATTGATAACTAAACAAGATAATCATTTTCTTTTTAACAAAGATGCAATTTCTGTTATCTTTGGGTACAATGAAAGTGAGATATTACACTTTGGAAAAAAGTTTAGGAATCCCGTGTACCTAGCAATCAACGATTCAATATACCAACACTCTATTGTTGGGTCTAAACGTCCTAAAATATTTTCTATTGCAGATGAATTATTTTAAGGATTCCATATATTTATTCTTAGTAAGTTTTGTTAATTGTGGCAGAATGTTTCACATTGGGTATTAATAAATGGGAAATAAAAATGGCAGTCTTAATAAAACAAAAATACAAAGAAAATTTGGCAAAAACTTGTTTAATCTTGGGGGCATTCTTCAACCCTCTTGGATTCGACGCGGCTTTTGCGTTTGTTACGAAACTCACAGGGAGTTATGCTCTAACAGACATTATATTTTATGGGGTAGCGCTGTTCTTTTTTGGGTGCTATTTTTTATTATCTCGTAAGAAAACAAAACCTGAACCATATTTGTAGAATATAACCATAGTATTTTTTGGAGGATAAGATGGAACTGAATAAAAAACGAATGATGAAACTTGCTGGTCTTTTGACTGAATCTATCAATGAGGCAGTAAAGGAAGTAAATCTTGGTAAAGACCCAAAGAGTTTCGCAAAGGCGTATGGATCGAACAAACATGGTTCAAACATTGAGTGGAAAAACACAGCAATGTTCAGCAAGAAAGATGCAATGAACATTATGAAACAAGCACTTCCTGATGGATATAATGACTTCAAGGCAGAATTGATTGACAAGTTGCCAGCCGATGCAAAGATTCAAATTGCTCGTGAAGGTAGTGTTTGTCTTTATGTAAAAACAACTACAAAATTGAGTAAGGCTTCTTTGAAGGCAGATGAACTCCATCAAGTAGAACCAGGTCTATACCGAATTTGGTGGGACTAATACAATAGGAGTATAAAATGAAACTATCAACAAGAAAAGAATTACTAAAACAATCTGATTTGGTATTAAAAAAGATAATTGACGTAATCAAAGAAGAACAAGAAGACATCGGTAAAGATGTTCGTACTGCCGTCGGTAAAATACAGAAATTCTCACAAGAAGGTCATCTAACCGAGTCATTACTCGAATTGGCTAAACTCTTAAAGTCAAAGAAACA